ACTATCTTTAGTGTCAGAAGAAAAAGCTGTTGTTGCATCACCGGGACTAGATGAATCCGTTCCCATGTCTACTGAGTTGCTTGAGCTCCCACCATCGTACTCAAGTAAAACAGCATAAGCAGCAGCACCTGCTACATAGGGTTCCTCAAATGTAAACTCATACAATACATAAGAACCTGTCAAAGTAGCTGCCATTAAAGGTATCGACTCAGCAACTGGTGCTGATCCAGTTGGGATACCAGCAGCAGATGTCCAAATTTGCGCTTTCATCGCTCCCACAGGAGAACCTGTCTTCTTTAAATAGAACTGAACACTCTGCACTGACTCGCTAGATAGAGTAATAACAAAACCAACATGCTCATTATTCCCAGAGTACATTGATATTGCATCATCCCGATTCCCTACAGCGTATGAATCTATGCTATTCCCCGATGCATGTTTGGCAGCTATGCTGTTAAAGAATGTACGGCCTCTGCGCTTACTAACCTCTCCATTCAAAGCAACCCTTGAGTTTTGAAGCTCTGTAGCAAAGTCTGCCGAGATATTCCCCTCACCAACAGCAATATCAAACAAGCCCTTATTATTGGACTCAAATATTTTTTGCTTTAAAGGCATTTAGTAACTTCCAGCTATATCGTTTACGGGATTGTAGTTCTTCCTAGTTAATGGTCTAAATCTTACAGACCCACGATTTCTAGCCTGTACCTTCTTTAAAAGGTTACTAGCTAATGCCATCTCTCTATCTCGCTTCGCAAAATCCTGATCGTACTCGGCATACTTGCCCTTCACCATATGGCGAATTATTACTTCTTCATGTGGAGTTGTATCTGAATCAGAAGCCAAATCATTAAGCTCTCTCTGATACCAGTATGTCATCACCTTGCCATTCTCTGAGGAAGTAGGTGTTGGGAATACTTTAATTTGGTCAACCTGAGAAGAATTTTTACCCCAAGGAACCCATATATAAGGAAGCCCAGTATCCCCTGTCATTATGTAACGCTGAAACTCCTGATTAGTCTTAACCTTCTTGACGAACTGATCGTCAGAGTCTATGTAAAACCTCTCCCCTATAATAAGATTCACATCTGCATCAGATGCCAGCACATACTGTTCCGTATCGGTAACAAGAGTAACATTAGCTGTCTCCTTGAGGATGTTGAACCGCCCAAGTATATTAATTTCAGCTATAGCTTCATTGATATAATCAAGAATGCGTTGCTTAGCATCATTCACTAGACTTGACGAAGAATCAAGACCAAGGTCACGCAGTATTGGATTTCTAATTGTAGATAGACTCATTTCCCCTCCATCACCTTAGTCACCACATCGCCCCAGAGCTTTGCCTGAGCTTTTGCGTCATGGTTCTCATGTACTTCGTTGTATGCGTTCTTCCCCATCTTGCCCCTCTCCATAGGATGCGTAATGAGATACTCTAAATAAGTTTCAGCCTCTTCCAGCGTGTTGTACAACATCCCTGTAACCCCATGTTCCACCACATTTGAATACGGTGGAATGTTTTTCATAACACATGGCACTTTTAACGCTGAATACTCTATCCATTTAATGGGACTCTTGCACCTGTTAAAGAGATCATCTTGCAATGGAATAATAGCTACGTCAGAATCAATCAATGCCTGCTTATATGGGTGCGCATAAGTATGTACCCAATGATGATGAAAATGCTGCCCTTGTTTTACATCCTTGAACAAACCTTTGAACTCTTGCCCACAAACCTCAAGCTTGAGTTTCTTGTGCTTCTTTAAAAGATCCTTTATTAATGGAGCAACCTCTACCAAGTCATGATAATGTGATGAGCCTCCATGCCAAGTCAATCTTGTAAAACCATCGTTAACAAACTTCTTGGGAGTCCATTGGTCAAAGTCAAGCAAGTTGGGAAGCACATAAGTATTAGGGTTGTACTCGCTATAGAAATCTGCAAGCTCTTGAGTGGTAGTAGTTAATGCATCTGCTTGTCGCAAACATTCCTTAGCAAACTTAGTCTTCTTCTTGTTCCTTTCTATATCAAACTCACACGTGCCGTCTTTCCAAATCTGTACATCCTTGCCATCAACCCTAACGGTTACATCTTCCACTCCCATATCCCTATAATGAGGACTAAGCGGGTTCAGGTTGAAAACATTATCATCGTGATCTATAATTATCTTCTTGGGAATAGACTTATGCTGCCTTAAGTTAGTGATCAGAGATAACATCTTTTCACTGCAAGCTCTTGGCATAAATACAACATCAGCTTCCTGAAGCAACTGAAACAAATCAGCGTCAGGACAGTCAACGCCACCAAGGGCTATATCGTAACCATCAACCTCATTAAGGAACGTCAATGGTTGCGAGATCCTATAGATACCACAAGCTCCATTGTCCCTTACAACACCACAAACATTTATATCTTCTTTGGGAAACATTAGCATCTCAAGAACGCTTTAGAAATACTTTGTACCATCGTTATCCGTCTTAAACTCTGGGTGGTCAACGAAGAATCTGTTGACTGCCTTCTCCATTGCTTTCTGATCGCCATCCATTATGTCTTTGTACTTGTCCTGCATAAGAAAGATGTTAGGTACCGTTCCACGCTTACGCATCCTGCGTCCATCAGTCCATCCGTTGTCACCAGTTTTACGTTCAAAGTCTGCAAGCTGAGCAGCTGGGTCAGTATCCTGAATAGTCTGGACGTTATACTTATTAGCTTCAGTAGAAAATCTAGTAGCTAGATCACCTATCTTATTGTCGTCTTGTTCCATCATATCGACCCCGCCGGTCGCCTTCTTTTACTTTTATTTCTTTCTCTAATTATCCCTACCCCTTCACCAGTAAATCGTTCCATACCAAAATCTCTCATATTATAATTCGTACCCGGATCTAACTTCATGCCGGGTATTTGGTACCGCGTCTGTCCCAGCATATTTTGTTTCCCTTGCTCCCCCAGAAGTTCTTCATATTCTTGTGCTAATTTCTGTTCCCTCTCAACTATAAACCTATTATCTTCATCTGGCATTTCCCGAATGCGGGAATCTAGTCCTATCGGACTAACTTCGCCACTTAAGAAAGCCCTTATCTTATCTAAGATCATAAGCTGTTCTTCATTAAACTGTCCCGTACCATCTGTACGCTCAAAACGCTCACGCTCTTCTGGATCTGTTAACCCCTCTGGTAAAATTCCACCACGTATTAACTCATCTCCACCAGATGTCATCATGTAAGCAGGGAAGCTTTCAAAATTGCTACCAGTTTCCCCCTGATAATTCTTTTTAAACAAGAACTCTGCCTCCTGTAGCTGGTCTTCTGTAAGACTCAACAACAGTGCCTTCTTTAGTGCCATAAACTCTGGGCTAAAATCTGTTCCATCTTCTTTCTTACCACCTAGCTGATGCAGAAGCTCTCCCATAAGGAAACCCTTCTTGTCATCGGTACTCCCCATCCTACCCTTGCGTAACTCAACACGTAGATGATCTGGGTTCCCCGGTGCTGGCTTATTCGGTGGCCCTTCTTCTCCCGGTAGATATGTTTCACCAAATCCTCTATCTCTAATACTTCCCAACCTGATATCTATAGGAGTATCACCAAAAGCTTGAGCCAACCCCGGCTTACTTTCTCTGAGATCACTGAATGCTTTATCAATCTGCATTCTATTCAATGTGGGGTTTGCTCTTAAGTCTGCCATATACAATAAAGGGGGCCAGTTTTTAGGTGACCCCCGTTAAGGTTACGAAGTTTACGAAGTAGTAAGCCCCGTGATTTTACCAGACGCAGCCTCGTTGAGAGACTCAAGAGTCCACTCAGCTTCGGTCATGCCTCGCCTAGATGATCCAACCTTGGCGATAGGAGTATGCTTAACAGGTCGCAACATTGCGACTTTCCACATTTCCTTCTGGAGTTGAACAATGATCGTTGTAGTCATATAACGATCAAGTATGATACGCTGCATACCGAAATCACTCTCGTAAACGTCAAGGCTAGCAATCAATTTCTTGCTTGAAGCTTCAATGTTACGAGTTTGACTTGCAGTGAATGCACTGATCTGACGTTTCTGGAACCCATTTGCATAGGTCGTGTCAGGATTTCCACCACTATCAAAGATAGTTTGCAGGTTATCATTATACATCGACTCAGTTAAAGCCTCAGAGCCTGCAGAACCTGTTTCTACGTTTGTTGCGATGAAAGAAAGTACACCACGTGCATTACGTGCAGTACCTGCTGAAGCACCAGATGCTGAAGTACCACTAACGATATCTACTTCCATATCGGTAGCCATAATCTTCAGGGCTTTCGCCAACTGGTACTCGTACTCACCACCTTTTACGCCAGCCTTATCGACTGCGTCCAAGGTATCAGAAACTTCAAACGACCTACGGTTGATCTGACAGTAGTTACCTACTCTCGTCCGTGCCGCCAACGCAACAGCAGTGAAGACTGCGCCTTCAGCTACTTTCCCGTTAGAACCAGCAGCGAGTGAATCAGTCATCCACTCATGCAAAGTCCCAGAAGCCTTACCCTTGCCAAAACCTGAGAGCATGGGCGTTTCTGTTGGTGAGATGTTTACAATAATATCAAGCAGGTCTTCTCGATTACCAGCTTGATTATAAGTCTCAAAAGCCATTTGAAACTCTCCTATAATATTATTACTAAGGTCGCCACGTATGGCCCCTGCCAGCCAAGAGTTTTGCAAAATCCTTAACATTCCCACCACGCAAATCAGTTACATCGCTTCTAAAAGAAGGCTGTCTCTGCTGTTGTGATTGGGTTTGAGGGGCAGTATAACCTGCCATCGGAATTGGTTCTTGACGAGGTGCTGGTGCGTGCCCAGTAATCTGTTGGTATTTAGCAGCATCAACCATAAGCCGACTAAGCTCAGCAGCTAATACCATGTCCTGCGGATGATTCTTGAAGTTTGGCCCAATGATGCTTTCCAACATCGGATAGGCTTGCGTCTTCAACGTCTTGTAGTATTCGCTGTTGGGATCACTCACGAATGAATAATTATCCCTCACGTATTGATCGGAGTTAAGCCTCATAACCTCTTGTTGTTTTACAATAGATTGTGCATTCAGTTGGGCTTGGGAAATCTGATCCTTCTGCCTAACCAACTCCTGACGTTTCATTACATGCTTTGCAACTTCTGCTGCCGTATAGGTATCACCATCATCCTCCAACATTTGATCCATTGTCGAAATCTGGGTATCTACTTGGCTAGCATCACCAGTAGGCGGTACGTATGTAGCTTGAAGCTTTTGGAAATCTTGAGCCATACCGGAGAGTTTATTGATTTGATCATCACGTGCTGCAATGATCGCATCCCTCTCGGCAATCTCT